TGTAAGTAAAATGAGTTGCATCTACAACAGTGACTTGATAAGTACCACTAAACCCTGACGGTGTTTGACCTGATAATGTAATCCAATCACCAGAAGCTAAACCATGAGCAGTATTAGTTGTTAAAGTAGCTGTTAAGTTACCTGTACCACCACGTGTTATGGTAGAAATGGTTTGTCCGGCTTCTGTAGTAGCTAAATAATTAGTACAACCTAGCGCTACAAAATGACCACTTGATGCAAATAATGAATAACTAACTTGTTGAGGTACAGCAATCGCACCAGGTATAGACTGTAGTGTAACGGCACGAGTTAAAAATGTTGAATCATATTCCCAATAATAAAGATCACCACCACTAATATTAAAGGTTAAGTTTTGATTAAAGTTATCAAAGAATTCTAAGCGTGCTGGGAAATAAATAGGTGTTACAGAACCTGAACCCCATGTACCACGAGACCAAGCACCAGCACCCCAACCATAACCAGCAGTAACAATAGGGTAACCAATATTAATTTGGAATGCTGCAGTGATATTTGTATTACCAGTAGAAGTAGCTGTAGATGTTGCAGTGGTAGCTACCGCGATATAAGGGATATTACTTATAATTGTTATTTGAAACTCATCATTAAAATCAGATGCTGGTATACCACCTACAGCAGTAGTCACACCACTAAATGTAACCCACTCACCATCATCAATACCAGATGTAATATTTAAAATTTCAACTAAGTTAGAACCGTTAGTTGTTTTAAAACAATTGTCACTAGAAGGTGTTGTACTATGAGTATATGTAGCACGAAGAGGTGTTATATCGTAAAGTGAAGTACCAGAATTAATATATATTTTTTCATTAGTACCAACAGCTATTAATTTAGCGCCATCATTAGTAGCCCATGTAAACATACTACGGGCAGAACCTTCGTATTGATCAAATGTTTTAACAGTCCATCCGCCAATTTTTTCAGGAAAGCCTGAACGGAAACGAACTTTATCCATAGAGTACCAACCACCTTCAGACGCATAGTCTGTTTGGTCTCGATTAACTCCTGGTTTAAAAACTAGTTTACTTAGTGGCATTAGTAGGGCCTTGTTCCTAATTTATCTATAATAAGTACTTGACGTCTTGGTTTATCTGCAAATTTATTAGGGATCGATATATGCACCCAAGAATCAAACTCACGTATAAGTTGATCGTATTCTAAATTTGTTTTTAATAATTCTTTTACTATGTTATCAGGTGTTAAACCTGGCACTTTAATATCAGCGGCACATCCTAAACAATGTTGTGATGTAGGTTTACCGCCTATTGCTTTATTAACAGCAGGACTTCTATAGGCAGAGTTGATCATAATAGGTCGTCCTAAGACTCTACGTACTTCTTCTAAAAATCTAGCTAAACGAACTAAATTAGCTTTAACCTCTTCATTAGGGGTATTATCTAATCCTTGTCGTTCACCAATTTCAGACTGTGTTAGTTCTTCTAGCGAGAAGTTCGGTGTAAGCTTCATATCTTCCTATAACCCACAAGTTAACTGGAGGGAATTTAATTTCAACCCAGTCAATCATTTCTTTTTAATATAAAATAAACTACGTTCACCAAACAAATAGAATCCTACAGCACTTGCAAAGTTATTTACTTCGTCTGACATCGTGCCATGAGCTACAGTATATACCCAAACACCTAGCACCATTAAACCAATAGCAGGACGCATTAAACGAACGATAGCTTCAACCCAAGGATAAGATGAAGTACCTCCCCCTGCTTCATTCATAACTTTAAAAAATTCTAAGTCAATTTCTTTCATCTTTGCATACTGCTCAATCGTAGCAGGTTTAAATTGGTCAGGCGCTACAAACTTATTAATAAGGGACTTACCTAAGTCCATTACTACAGGAGCAAAAGCTGATAAGATTGTTATTGGATCCATATTAGTATTCTACGACTACAACACCGCCACCACCGGTTCCACCTGCAGCACCACCAGGACCACCACATACTGCTCCGCCTCCATAATTTCCTCCAGAAGAACCATTACCATTTCCACCACCACCTAAAATTGAATTTCCACCAGTTCCCATGAGTGCAGTAGGTGATGAATTGGTGTATCCATTAGTTCCTGATCCGCCTTTAATTTGTAATGTTCCAGCACTACCAGCACCACCAGAAAATCCTTGTACTGTATTGGTTGTTGAGCCTGTGCCTCCAGTAGCAGATGCTAAAGCACCAAACGAAGAAGTTCCTCCAGTGCCACCAGTATTTACAGAACCGCCAGCACCTCCAGCACCACCTGTTCCAACAGTTACAGCATATGGCGTTGATGCTGTAACAGGTCCTACATAAATAGCGGCTCCACCGCCACCTGCACCTCCAGTACCGGTTCCACTTCCAGTTTGCCCTCCACCACCACCACCACCGCCACCTACTACAGTGACTTTAATTTTAGTAGTTGTAGAAGGGGTTGTAAAAGTTCCTGGTGAAGCATACACAGTCATATTAGTAAACCCACCAGCATTAGCGGCGCTTGTCCAGGTTGTACCATCAGAAGTTAGAACATTACCACTTGTTCCTGCGGCAACTAATGACACAGCAGCTGTACCCGCACCTATTAATACAGAACCAGAAGTTAAAGCAGTCGCACCAGTACCGCCTTGAGCAACAGCCAAAGGCGTTGTTAGGGTTACAGCACCTGTAACACCAAGGGTTCCTCCGATAGTCGCGCTACCTAAGTCTGCAAGGGCGGGCGTTGTTATCCCGCTGGTTCCGTCTAATGTAATTGCCATGTTCTACTCCTAAGTTTTATTTATATTTACGCTGGTACTTCTTCAACCACTACTGGAAATGGTTTGATCAATTGATCACTTGGGTCATACCAGAATTGATCTGCTACCACATCATCTGCACATGGTGTCCAAAATAATGGTGCACCTACTTCAAATGTTTGACCATCAGGTTCAACTTGAGCTACTCTGTAGCCTGTTTCCCTTGGTTCATTTGGACTGATTAATGCTTGTTTTGACATATTTTTCTCCTTGTTTATTACTTTAAAAAAATTTGTTTAGTATTCTACGATGACAACACCTGAAGCACCTGCACCGCCTGAACTACTAGTTCCGCCTCCACCGCCACCACCACCACCATAGTTTCCGCCAGCTCCACCTGTAGTAGCAGTTGAATTACCGCCACCACCAAAAATAGAAGATCCCCCTCCAGAACCACCACTAGAACCGCCTCCGCCACCTCCTCCGCTTCCTTTTAATTGTAATGTCCCTGCTGATCCAGCTCCACCAGCGCCACCTGCTCCTCCAGGTCCATTTGATCCTGCACTTCCACCAGTAGCAGATGCCAAAGAAGCAAATGAAGAAGTATTTCCTGCAGCTCCTACTGTTACAGCATAAGGAGTAGAGGCAGTTACTGGACCTACATAAATAGCTGCACCTCCACCACCTCCACCACCACCGCCGCCAGGACCAACAGCAGGACCGCTTGATCCTCCAGCTCCACCACCACCTACTACAGTGACTTTAATTTGTGTAGTTGTTGAAGGTGTAGTAAATGTTCCTGGTGAAGCGAATACTTGCATATTTTGAAAACCGCCAGCAGCAGCTAATGTAATAGCACCTGCGCCATTAGTAATTGTCATATTAGCGCCAGCTGTTAAAGTAGCTTTAGTGAGTGTATTACCAGTCGTATTACCAATAAGTAGTTGGCCATTAGTATATGATGTTTGCCCTGTACCGCCAACTGATACACCAACCGTACCTGTTGTAATCGCTGAACCGCTTATGCCTGATGTTGTTGAATCTGTAACAACTGTGCCGGATGTTGCTGGCAGCGTGAGCGTTGTTGACCCTGCAGTGCTAGGTGCTTGCAGCGTTACACTTCCTGATACGTCTCCTGATATGACTACTGAACTCATAATTTATTTTCCTTGTTTTATTCTTATTAACCTATAAATTCTACTATAGGTGCTTTATCTTTAACTTCCCAAGCTGTGCCATTCCATCTACAAGTTTGTAATTCTGTAAATGTAGGAGGTTCAATTTCTGTAGACGCAACAGGAGTAATATAAACACCAGGCTCTAAAGGTGATTCTTGACAATCCCAAAAACCATTATAAGCATTATCTTTACCATCATATAAATAAACTCTTTTAGACATAATTTAATCCTTAATATTTAATACAGAATAATACTCTAGCACCAGCCGCCAAGTTATTTGTTCCACCTGTTGAGCTTGTTGTATAAGTGCTAGTACTATTGGTTGATAAACCAAATCCTGTGCCGCCTGCAATTCCTCCTGTAACAATAGTATGTGTATGTGCTATCACAGAACCGGTTGATGTAGTTCCCACATTAGAGTTTGCTTGAATAGGTGCAAAGTCAGCAGTAAAAGCTGGAATGTTGAATGTAGTTGAGCCATCACCAGCACCCCAAGTTGTTCCAATTGCTGCAAACAATGTTGCATAAGTTGTTCTTGATACAGTCGTAGCTGAAGTAGGACAAAGTAAATAGCCTGTTGGTGCAGTTGTTCCAGCATATTGAATAATAGTACCGGCTGGAATACCTGAAATAGTAGCCCAACTCACACCCGCACCTGGTCCACCTGATGTTAATACTTGACCTGATGTACCAGCGGATACTGTACCTGGAGCGGTTCTGACATTAAGTTCACCGGCTGTCCCCATTTGGAAACGAATATCATTATTAGTGTAAAAACTTAGAGGTAAATAAGTACCCGTGCCATTAGCACCTGATACGATTTGTGTATCGGTTGAGCCGTTAGTAGCAACTACAATTTTAGAAGCATTAGTAGGATCAGCAGCATTAGCCATTTGAACAGACGCAGAAGTTGCTGAGCCATTAGGTACTACATAAACACCTGTTGTAGCATTAGCAGTACTTGTTTGTAACTTAGTACGACTATTTACCGTAGCGTTATCAAAGTCGCCTTGTATTAAGTTATTACTAGAATCTAAAATAATTTGTGCCATTTAAATCTCCTAAAGAATTACCCAGCGTTGGCCTGATGGGACGGTAACTGTTACACCTGAATTGATGGTTAGTGGGCCTACACTCATGCCGTTATAATTAGTTGTTAATGTAAAACTTGCGGATATACTATTTTTGTTTTCATATATAGCGCCCCCTGCTGAAGCACCCCCACCAATATTACCCCAACCTGTAGAAGTATATCCTTCAAATCCTGCTGTAGTCGTATTATAACGAACCATACCTACGGCTGGAGTAGGTCTTTCACCTGTTGTACCATTAGGTAATCTAATCGTACCTGTACCACTAAAATATAGATTATTAGGTACAGACATAGTATTTGCATTAGCTGTTATTGTATCACTAGATGCATTACCAAGGGTAGTATTACCATTAACAGATAAGTCGCCTGATAAAGTTGTATTTCCTGAAGCTGATAATGTTGTAAATGCACCAGAAGATGCACTTGAATTACCAATAGTGGCTCCATTAACAGAACCACCTGTAATAGCTGCAGTACCAGCAAAATAATTTAAGGCATCAACCACATCAACAGCATTATTAAATACAAACATAGTTTTACCAGCTGGGACTGTAATCCCTGAACCTGTTGTATTTTTAACTGTAACGGCGTCTGCTAAGCCATTATTAATAATGTAGAATTTTTCAATTTGACAGCCTGAACCTAAGATCAAGTTACGAGCACCACCTGATGTACCTGTAAGGTTTAGTCTTAAATTACGAGCTGATTGGGCTGTATTAGTATTTGTTAAAGTTAGAGTAACATCAGCACTTGAAAATGGAACGTCAACAGTACCTGTAATAGCTTCACCTATTGCAGTTCCTAAGTTAACGTTAGTCGTAGCACCCCATGTACCTGATTGCTCACCGGTACCTATAAGCTCTATTT